TGAAATATCATATGATAAACTTATTTTTGGTGTAGGTAAATCAGGAATTGACTTTACTTCAAATATAATGCAAAAATATGATTTACCAACAGAAGAAAAACCAGCTCAAGTAGGTGTTAGATTTGAAGCACCACAAAAGCACTTTCAAAAATTAATCGATGTTGCTTATGATTTTAAATTGTATAGAAAGATGGATAATGTTAGTTTAAGATCATTTTGTACAAATAATAATGCTGCTTATGTAGCAGTTGAAGAAACATATGGTGACCACAGTTATAATGGTCACGCTAAAAAAGATGAATCATTTAGGAATGATATGACTAATTTTGGTTTATTAATGGAAATTAAAGGTATTGAAGAACCATTTAAGTGGGCTAGAGAATTAGTAGGTAAAGTCCAAGAAAATAGTACAGGATTATTCTACAGTCCTAGTAGAGAACCTTCTACAACATCAGAAGGAGTAGAAGTATCAGCTACTAAAATTGAAAATTTAGATCTAGTTAAAGATGCATTTCAAGGATATTTTAAATACATTGATGATTTTATCAATGACATGAAATTAGTATTTCCTACATTGGAAGATGATTGGGGAATCTATGTACCTGAGGTAAAATACCTAGCTCCTGAACCATTAGTTAATTATTCAGATCTATCTTTAACTAAATTCCCTAATGTGCACTTTGTTGGTGATGCGTTGTCAGCAAGGGGAATATCAGTGTCAGGGGCTCATGGTACACTTGTTGCTGAAAAGATTTTGGAAAAATAGTTTATTTTATATATATTTAGAACAGAAACATTATGGGAAAATGGGAAGCAAGTAAAAGATTAAAAAAACCGGATGGCACAATAGCTGTTGTTTGGGAAGGAAAATTACATAATTGGGATGGACCTGCTTATATCCCCAAAGGAAATGAGAGAAAAGCAGAATATCATATTTATGGAATTAAATACTCTAAAGAAGAATGGCAGGATAGAAGAAGACAAAGAGAAGGATTACCATATTATAAAAACCAATCTATGAAATCAAAACTAACAGATTATAGAAATTAAATGGAAAAAAGAAAAGTAGTTATAGTAAGTGGTTATTTTAATCCAATACATAAAGGTCATTTAGAATTATTTAAAAAATCACAAGAACATGGTGATTTTCTTATTGTAATTGTAAATTCTGATAAACAAAGAAAATTAAAAGGATCTTTAGAATTTATGGATGAAAATGAAAGATTAATGATAGTTCAAGCAATTAAATATGTAGGTCATGCTTTTATTTCTATAGACCAAGATAGAACACAAATTGAATCTTTAAAATATTTACACGAACAATTTGGATCTATTTGGGATTTACAGTTTGTAAATGGAGGAGACCAAAACAACAATACTATCCCAGAGTCCGTGATTTGTAATGAATTAGGTATTACATTGGTGGATGGAGTAGGAGATAAAGTACAATCATCTTCTTGGTTATTAAATAAATAAAATATGAAAATAGGTTTATGTGGTACAATGAGTGTAGGTAAAACTACATTAGTTAATGCTTTAAAAGAAACTCCATTATTTAAAAATTATAATTTTGCTACTGAACGTAGTAAATATTTAAATGATTTAGGCATTCCATTAAATACTGATTCAACATTAAAAGGTCAAACAGTATTTTTAGCTGAAAGATGTGCGGAGTTAATGAACGATCATATTGTAACAGATAGAACTATTATTGATGTTATGGCATTTACTATGAATGCTAAATCAATACCACATCAGGATAAAGATATATTTGAACAATACGCTAAAGAATTTCTTAGAGAATATGATTACATATTTTATATTTCTCCTTATGGTTTACCTATAGAAGATAATGGTGTTAGAGAAACTGATGAACATTATAGAGATTTGATAGATTTTACAATTACTACAATTATTAAAAGATATGCACATATGATAAAAAATGTTGAAACTATTAAGGGCACAACAGAAGAACGAATCCAGCAAATGTTGCGTGTTGTATCATCTTGATATATTTATAATAAAAAACCCTTATTATAATGAAAAAATCTGCATTAAAAGAATTTATTAGAAATCAAATAATTAGTGAATTAACTCTTTTAGAACAAGAAGAAGAAGTAAAAAATGTTGAGGATCAGAATAAGAAAAATGAAGAAACAAAAGAATTAATAAAAGCAAAAGAAGAAGAAGTTGAATTAAAAAAGCAAGTTGATGACCTTAATAAACAGTTAGGCATTCAAAAAGAAGAAGAAGAAGGACCATCAAAATCAGATATTAAAAAAACACAAGGGTTAGCTAAAACTAAAGAAGATTTAGCTAGAATTGAAAGAGAAATGAGAACTTTAGCTAGAGATTATTCTAAAGCTGAAGGAGTTGAAAAAGAAAAACTTCTAAATATACTAAAAGATAAAACCAAAATAAAAAAAGAGTTGGTTAAACTATTAGATAGAGTATAATGGGATCTAGAGAAAGGGTTATTTATATATTAAAAATATTAGTTCTAATTTGTGTATTAGCTTGGTTATTATATACAGATGAAGAGAATTATGTTGATGATTATAATGCAAAAATAGAAGCATTAGAACAAAAAGTTGATTCTTTACATCATATTAATGATGATTTAACCTATAAAATAGATACATTAAATCTTCAAATATCATCGTTAGATAAAGAGATAATAAATCAAGATAAATTAATTAAAAATTTAAGAATAAAAACTAATGAAAAAGTTAAAGCTGTCGATACTTTTAATAATGCTGAGCTTTATAAGTTTTTCACAGAGCGCTATAGATACTACATCGATTCGCTTGGAGGAACCAATAGCAAAACTAGTAATTAAGGATTTAATTACAGGAGATGAAGCTAAAGAAGAATTGTCTATAACTGGAAATAAAATTCAATTATTAGAACAAAAAATAGTCTTCAAGGATAGTATTATTTTTAATTTAAACAGCCAAGTAGGAAATTTTGAATCAATACTTCATACAAAATCAGATCAATTATCTTTATCTCAAGAATTAACAAAAAGATTACAAGCAGATATTAAAAAAGAAAGATTAAAAACAAAATTAGTAGCTGGGGGAGGTGTAGTAGCAGTATTAGCAGCTCTTTATTTATTAAAGTAAAATGTCAGAAATAAAAAAAGTAATAAGATCTGAATACTTAAAGTGTGCTAAAGACCCAGTGCATTTTATGAAGAAATATTGTTATATCCAACACCCACAAAGAGGTAGAATACAATTTAACTTATATCCTTTTCAAGAAAAAGTATTAAAATTATTTAGAGATAATCCTTATTCCATAGTATTAAAGTCTAGACAATTAGGTTTATCAACTTTATCAGCTGGTTATTCTTTATGGTTAATGATTTTTCATAAAGATAAAAACATTCTTTGTATAGCAACAAAACAAGAAACGGCTAAAAATATGGTTACGAAGGTAAAATTTATGTTTGAAAATTTACCTTCTTGGCTAAAAGTTGACGCATCAGAAAATAATAAATTAAATTTAAGATTAATTAATGGATCTCAAATTAAAGCCACATCAGCAAGTAGTGATGCAGGTAGATCAGAAGCAGTATCATTACTATTAATTGATGAGGCAGCGTTTATTGATAATATTGGAGAAATTTGGGCATCAGCTCAACAAACACTAGCTACTGGTGGTGGTTGTATAGCATTAAGTACACCATATGGTACTGGTAATTGGTTCCATCAAACATGGACAAGAGCAGAGGCATCTGAAAATGAATTTTTACCTATTAAATTACCTTGGTTTGTTCACCCTGAAAGAGATCAAAAATGGAGAGATAGACAGGATGAATTATTAGGTGATCCTAGAATGGCAGCTCAAGAATGTGATTGCGATTTTAGTACTTCTGGTGATATTGTTTTTTACCCCGAATATATAGAATATTATGAAAAAACATTTTTAAAAGATCCATTAGAAAGAAGAGGTGCTGATCAAAATTTATGGGTTTGGGAAACACCCGATTATACAAGAAATTATATAGTAGTAGCAGATGTAGCAAGAGGTGATGGAAAAGACTATTCAGCATTTCATGTAATGGATGTAGAAAATAATGTTCAAGTTGCTGAATACAAGGGTCAAATTAATACTAAAGATTTTGGACATATATTAGTTGGTATAGCTACAGAATATAATGAAGCATTATTAGTAATTGAAAATGCTAATATTGGATGGGCAACAATACAAGTAGCTATTGATAGAAATTATTCTAATCTTTATTATTCTCCAAGAGGGGATAGTAATAATGTTAATTCATATTTTGACAAATACACAGATACATCAAAAATGGTAGCGGGATTTACTATGTCAACTAGAACTAGACCCATGGTTATAGGTAAATTTCAAGAATATATAGCAGATAAAGGAGTAACATTCCAATCTAAAAGGCTATTAGAAGAAATGAGAACATTTATTTGGAGAAATGGAAGACCAGAAGCACAATCAGGTTATAATGATGACTTAGTTATGGCTTTTGGGGTAGCAATGTATATTAGAGATACAGCTTTAAAATTTAGACAAAGAGGTATTGATATTACAAGAAATGCTTTAAATAATATAAAAGTTAACAGATCTGCATATAAAGCAGGTTATTTTTCAAGTGGAGCGGATAATCCTTACCATATAAAAACTAAAGATGGTAAAGAGAACATTGATTGGCTCTTTAAATAATATTTATAATTATAATAATAAATTATGGCTGACAAAAGCGTATTTAGTAGATTAAGAAGATTGTTTTCAACTGACGTAGTAATACGAAATGTAGGTGGAAATCAATTAAAAGTAATAGATAGTGGAAAGATTCAATCAATGGGAGAAATTGAAACAAATTCTCTAGTTGATAGATATAATAGAATTTATTCTTCAACAAGCCCATCATCATTGTATGGTGCCCAATTTAACATAAACTACCAGTATTTAAGACCTATATTATATTCAGAATATGATGTAATGGATCAAGATGCAATTATTGCTTCTGCTTTAGATATCTTAGCAGATGAATCTACTTTAAAAAATGATATGGGAGAAGTACTTCAAATTAGAAGTGCTAATGAAGATATACAGAAAATTTTGTATAATCTATTTTATGATGTATTAAACATTGAGTTTAATCTTTGGATGTGGATTAGACAAATGTGTAAATATGGTGATTTTTTCTTAAAACTAGAAATAGCTGAAAAATTTGGGGTATATAATGTAATACCTTACACAGCATACCATATTGAAAGAATGGAAGGATTCAATGATGAAAACCCTCATGAAATAAAATATAAATATGCACCAGATGGTTTAATTAGTTTAAGTTCTGGAATGTTCCCAGTTCCTAATTCAGCAGGCCAAATGGAAGATCCAAGTGGAATTTATTTTGATAACTACGAAATGGCACATTTTAGATTGGTATCAGATGTAAATTATTTACCATATGGAAGAGCTTATATTGAACCAGCTAGAAAATTATTTAAACAATATACTTTAATGGAAGATGCAATGTTAATTCATAGAATTGCTCGTGCTCCTGAAAAACGTATTTTTTATATGAATGTAGGTTCTATTCCTCCAAATGAAATAGAAACATTTATGCAAAAAACTATTTCACAATTAAAAAGAACTCCGTTTTTAGATGAAAAAACTGGTGATTATAATTTAAAATATAACATGCAAAACATGTTAGAAGATTTTTATATCCCAATTCGTGGAAATGATACATCAACAAAAATAGAAACAACACCAGGATTAGCTTATGACGGTATTCAAGATGTTGAATATTTAAGAGAAAAATTATTTGCAGCTTTAAAAATTCCTAAAGCATTTTTAGGATATGAAGAAGATATAGAAGGTAAAGCTACATTAGCTGCTCAAGATATTAGATTTGCTCGTACTATAGAAAGATTACAAAGAATAGTACTATCAGAATTAAATAAAATTGCATTAGTTCATTTATATACCCAAGGGTATACAGATGAAACATTAACTAATTTTACACTTCAATTAAATAGTCCATCTATTGTATTAGAACAAGAAAAAATAGAATTATTAAAAGGAAAAACTGAATTAGCAGGTCAATTATTAGAACAAGGTTTAGTACCATCTGATTGGATTTATGATAATGTTTATCAATTTAGTGAAGATCAATATGAAGAATATAGAGATTTAAGTAGAGAAGATGCTAAACGTAAATTTAGATTAGCTCAAATAGAAGCAGAAGGTAATGATCCGGTTCAAACTGGTAAATCTTACGGTACCCCACATGATTTAGCTTCATTATATGGAAAAGGTAGAATGTATACCAATCCAGGTGATGTTCCAAAACCAGATGAATACGCAGCTGATGATCCTAAATTAGGAAGACCGAAAGTTTCTAATACAAAACGTAATACCCAAGATGATAACTTTGGAAAAGATAGATTAGGGGTTAAAAGAATGAAAGACACAGATAAAAATGATTCTGATTCTATTAAACCTAAATTTCAAGGTGGTAGTCCATTAGCTCTTGAAGATGCTAGAACAGCTTATTATAAAAATCTAGATGTTTTTAAAGCTTTAAAGAAGAAAAATTTAATATTTGAAAAAGATAATACTGAATCTAAACTATTAGATGAAAATCAATTAAAGAAGTAAATTTTTTTTCATATTTATAAATAAATATATTTTTTGATGAAAATAAAACATTCGAAGTATAAAAATACTGGTGTTCTTTTTGAATTATTAGTACGCCAAATCACATCAGATACACTTAAAGGTGCAAATTCTCCCGCAATAGATATTTTAAAAGAATATTTTGTAAAAACTTCATTAGGTAGAGAATATAAGTTGTATGAATCAATAATGAAATCAAAAGTTTTAAATGAAGGTAGAGCTAATGCTATAGTTAGTACTATTTTAGAAAATTCTAAAAAGTTTAGTAGATCTTCTTTAAGAAAACAAAAATATAATCTAATTAACGAAATTAGAAAACATTATGATTTAGATATTTTCTTTGGTTCTAAAATAAAAAATTATAAGGAATTAGCTGCTTTATATACTTTAATAGAAAGTTATAATTTAGAACAAAGTACTAATCCCGATCAATTAATAAGTAATAAAGTTACTTTATTAGAATATTTAACTAAAAAAGAAGTTAAAGTTGATGATGTAAAAGAAGATGTACTAAAAGAATTTGATAATTATGATAAAGATACTAGGATTTTAACTCATAAAATTTTATTAGAAAAATTTAATAATAAGTATCAAGATTTATCTAAAGAACAAAAACAAGTTCTTAAGGAGTATATTAATTCTGTTGACTCAACCCCATCATTAAGAAGTTTTTATAATTCAAAAATTAATGAATTAAAAAATCAAATCTTAAAAGAATCAAAAAACATAAAAGATAAAGCAACCCAGATTAAAATAACTGAAGTATCTAAATTTTTAACTGAATTAAATAAAACAGATAAAGTAGGAGATGATAATTTAGTTGATTTGTTACGTTATTATGAATTAGTAAAAGAAATCAAAGTAGCAAATGCCGTACAAATATAAACTTAATGAAATGTCAAAAACTGGTTCTCCTGAAGAAGCAGAAAAAGAATTAGGGAGAACTCCAAGAGGATTTGAGATTGGACAGGTTTCCTTTAGTGATGATGGAACAACTAAATCCACAGTAACAGATATTGATGATGTAACTGGTAGAGTTTCATGGACAATTACTCAATTACCAGGTTTTGATAAATTAATGGAGGAATTAGATGATGCTTTAGACACAGCTAAAAGAGTATTTCAAAAAACAAAAGCAGATAATAAATGGAGAGAAATATATGAAGATATTCGTGGTGTAAGAAATAAAGCAAGAACGCATTTAAGGAATGAATACCCAGAAGAATTTAAAAGAATGCGTAGAAGAAATATTATGGAAGATGAAGTCGAAGAAATATCAACTTCCGGTGCGGCTGGTGCTTATAATACACCTTATGCTTTTGTTAGAAAACCTCTAAAACCTAAAAGTAAAAAGAAAAAAAATAAATCTAAGTACAGAATGAAAATGCCATCAGGTTTAGTAAGTACTTTAGGTTATACAACGGAAAGTAAATATGATGAATTACAAAATAGACCATCATCTAAATTCAAACCAGGAGATGAAGTAGGTGTATATGGCCAAAGAGGCAAAGTTAGATCAGTTAAATGGAATCCATTTGATAAATCTTCTACACCTAAAGGATCTTATGTTTATGTTGTTCAATATTTTGATAATAACACTAGAAGATCAATGACAGTTCCTGAAACGGATGTAGATAGAGTAATGAGTAAAGCCCAAATGGATAGATTATATGAAGATAAATATTTTTCACTTGAAAAAGGTGATAAATTAAAAGTAAATCATCCTGAGTATGAAAATCTTATTCTTACTATAACAAACCCAAAAGGTAGTGGTTATGAATATATTTCTAAACATGATGGAGCTGAAGCTGAAAAAGGATTTGCACCAGCTGGTTACTTTAGTAGTGCAATAGAACAGGGAAAGGCAGAATTAATGAATGAAAGAATTGATTATGATGAAGCTTTGACATTAAGAGGTATGAAAGTTGATTTAGAAAAAAGAATTGCCCAATTATATAGAGAAATGGAGCAAGACGCAGAACCAGAAGGAGGTCCTATAGCAGATCAATATGCTGATGAATTACATAAATTAGAAGGTCGTTTATATAAAATCCAAAAACAACTTAATGATTATGATATGAACGAAGGTACTTGTGGGTTTAATATTGATGCAAAAACAGGTAAAAAATTAAACACTCCAGGAGGCTTAAAATATAAATTAAAAGAATCAGCTGCTAAGTCAGCAACACCAGGTACTAAAAACCCAGGCGCAACATTAGGACCAGGACCAGCTGCAGGACCTGATGGAGTAACAGATAATGCATATACAAAACAATTTAAATTTCAATTAGTCCCTAAAAATAAAGATGGAACTTACGTACAAAAGGGCTCAGGAATGATAGTTAAGAAATTATTTTAATATGTATAAATATACGCTAGTAGAGCAAGATGAAAAAATTGAAAAGTTTCACAAAGAAAGAATTGAAGCTTTTGATAATTTAGAAGCAAGACTAGATAATGTAAAAAAATTATTACGTCAAGGTAAAATTGAGACGATTAAACATTATAGAAATAATCCAAATGATTTTTCTGTAATTATTGGAACAGATTTAATTGGCGATTATTTTAACGATATAGAAACTTTATTAAAAAACGATTGATATGAGCAAATCACCAGAAAAATTACATGAAGAACTAACAAAAAAGTTAGTTACTGAAAATTATGTTGATTTAAAACCAATAAATAAAATTGAGTCTACTGCTAAGGAACCATTTTGGAAAAATTTTGAAAAATTCTTAGCTGAAGGAGATTCACTTAATCCTATTGTAAATACTGAAGAAAAAGTAAATACAAAAGAAGAGGATGAAAAAATTAAAAATAATGAAGGAAAATTTACTATGGAAACTAAAGAAACTGGAACATATAAAGTTTCTAAATCTGTAGAAAATATTGAATCTCACAATTATGATTATGATCCTAAAGTAGAGAATATAAATAACGTTAATGCCCAAGAATTATTAAATGGTGTTCAGTGTGAAATTACTTATAATAAAGAATTAACATTAGATGAAGCTAAAGAAATAGCTATTAAAAATTTAGCAAAAGATCCATTACATTATGTAAAAGAAGGACAATTTGGTATTAAAGGTTTAGGATATGAAGAACAAAAAATATCAGAAAATGATGGTGAAAATTATGGGGGTAGTGGATATAGTGAAAAAATAAAAGATACTGATAATGCTATGCAAGTAGTAAAAGAATCAAAAGAAGAAAGTTGTTGTCCAAAAGAGCAAATTAATGAAGAATTAGGTGGAATCGTAACATCAGGTAATCCAAATTCATTAGCAGCTATGTCAGGTGAAGTAATTAGAAATATGATGGCTGAAAAAGAAGAGAAAGAATTACCTATGGATGAAGCAGAAGATGAAGGAACTGCTGTATCATATTCTGATACCTATGCTACTATGGAAGCTGAAAAAAGACCAGACTATCCAGATATCGATGGGGATGGTGATACAAAAGAACCAATGGCTAAAGCCTCTAAAGATAAAAAACAAAAAATGAAAAAAGAATCAATTGATACTAAATTAGCTGAAATTGGAAAAGCTGGAGAAATTACTAAAATGGAAGCTCAATTAGAATATTTAACTAATCATATAACTGAAAAAGAAGAAAGAGTAAATTCAATTAATGAAGATGATAATTTAAAAGAATTAATTGATAAAAGTAAAATGAAAAACATGCAAAGAGAAATTAAGCTTTTAGAAAAAAGAAAAGGCAAAATGGAAAAAATGTATGAAAAAATGTCTGGTAAATCATTTTCAATGGAATCAATTATTAACGAAAATGAACCAGTAGAGATTCCAAATTCTATAATGGTTAAGATTAATTCTAAAGTTATTGATGTAAAATCTGCATCACAAGCTATGTTAGATTTTTATGAGCAAATGAAAGAAAAAGAAAATATCGATTTTTCTAATAATGCAAAATTTAAAATTGCATTAGATAACTTTGGAAAATTATCACAAGCGGAAGTAGAGGCAGAAGATGAGTAAACAACTTTTAATAGAAACTCACACATTTCATATTTCTCCGTCCCAACTAAATGAAAATGTAAATAAGGAGAATGGCAATTTAATTGTCGAAGGTATCCTTGCAACAGCAGAAGTTAAAAATGGAAACGGACGTTATTATGCTAAAGATTTATGGGATAGAGAAATGGATAAATACAAAGATATTGTTGAACAGAGAAGATCAATGGGAGAACTAGACCACCCAGAATCCACAGTTATAAACTTAAAAAATGTATCCCATTTAATAAATGATTTTTGGTGGGATGGAGATAACGTAATGGGTAAAATAGAAATTCTCCCAACCCCATCAGGAAACATACTTAAAGAACTTATAAAAAATGGAGTATCTGTAGGAGTTTCATCTAGAGGTATGGGATCATTAGAACCAAATGGTTCTGTAATGGAAGTACAAGATGATTTTGAGTTATTATGTTGGGATTTTGTTTCTACTCCTTCCAACCCAGGTTCTTATATGCATGTTTTAAAAGAAGGTAAAGAACAAATTACTTTTGATTATACAAAGGTAAATCAAATTCTACACGAAATACTTTGTTCTAAAGGAAATTGCCCTATTTTTTAATTTTCCTAAATACTCATATACGTATAACCGTAATACACCATCTCTTATATGGTGTCAGTTAATTAATAATTCCTATTGCGATTCATAATAATCGTATTTCACAAACTTAAATTTTGAGATTATGGCAAACAAAGATTTGTTAAAAGAAGCAATTGCTGACGCTAAAGCCGTTAAGGAAGTAGCAATAGCAAATGCAAAACTTGCTCTTGAAGAAGCCTTCACACCTCATCTTAAGTCTATGTTATCTGCTAAGTTAGAAGAAATGGATAAAGAAGACGACAAAAAAGTCGACGAGTACGGATCCATGAAAAAATACGAAGAAGATGATGTACAAAAAGAAGAGAGAGAAGACAAGGACAAGGTAGACGAAATCAATCTTGACGAATTGTTAGCCGAACTTGATGAAGAAATGTCAGATTCCGATAAAAAAGAAGTCGACAGAGAAGTTGATGCAGTTAGAGATGATTTAGATCAGATTTCCAAACTAGCTAAAGATGCTGGTGAAGATGCTGAAGACATCAAAGGCAAAATCGACGAAGCTGAAGATAAAGATGACGTCAAAGAAGATGCAAGAACAGATGCCGAAGAAGAAGGCTATCTTGACGGCATGAAAGACGAAAAGGAAGATATGGAAGATGACATGGAAGACGAAGAAGTCGACCTAGAAGATATGTCTGAAGATGACCTTAAAGGGTTTATCGAAGATGTTATCAAGGATATGGTAGGCGACGGAACCATCGAGGCAGGTGAAGAATTTGTTGAAGACGAAGTTGAAGTCGAAGATGATGAAATCGAAATTGAGGACGAAGAATCAGTTGATGTTGATGTTGAAATCGACGAAGCTAGACGTGGAAGAAAAGAACCTATGACTAAAAAAGAAAAGGCAGAAGGTGATGACCGCGACTATGACGATCCAGCAGAAGTAGAAACTGAAGAAGATAGATTAAAAGAAGCATTAGCTCAAGTAAATGAGTTAAAAGCTGAACTTAATGAAGTTAATATCTTAAATTCTAAACTTCTTTACTCAAATAAGATTTTTAAATCGAAAAACTTGACTGAAGACAAAAAAGTAAAAGTGCTTAAAGCATTTGACAAAGCGTCAACAGTAAAAGAAGCAAAAGTTATTTTTGAAACATTAAACGAAGGATTAGTATCAAAATCTACTCCTAAATTTAATAAGATAAAAGGCAGTGCTTCAAAAGCGACAGGTATAGTATCTGAAGCTAAAAAACCAATAATTGAATCAAATGCTGTTTATGACAGAATGAGACAATTAGCGGGATTAAAATAATTTTATAACCCTTTTAAACTTAAAAAAATGAGCTTAAATTCTTTATTAGAAAGCGCGAACCCATATCACTCAATGCAGAGTGACGCTGCTAAATTAGCAACAAAATGGGAAAAAACAGGTTTATTAGAAGGTTTAGGTGGCGCTCACAAAAATAATATGGGTGTTATTCTTGAAAACCAAGCTAAACAACTTGTTGTTGAGCAGAGTTCTACAGGTGGAGGCGCAGCTTCTTCTGGTACATTTTCTTCACAAACTAGTGTGAATATAGGTGGCCAGTGGGCAGGTGTTGCATTACCATTAGTTAGAAAAGTCTTCGGACAAATTGCTGCTCAAGAATTCGTTTCTGTTCAACCAATGAATTTACCTTCTGGTCTAGTATTTTATCTAGATTTCCAGTATGGGAGTGCTAAAACTCCATTCGCAGCAGGTAGTTCCCTTTATGGTGACAAAAACGCAATAGACAACCCGTTTGGTAACACAAACGAAGGTGGTCTTTATGGATCAGGTAGATTTGGATATTCTATTCAAAATACCGAATCTAAAGTAACACAAACAGGACTAGTTGCAGAAGATGCAACTTGGGACGAAGTAAATTTCAACAGTACTTACTCAGCCTCTGTTGCTGCAGGTGAGTATTGGGCTTTAACAGTACCTACTTCATCACTTGCTTATGGTGATTTTGAAGGTGTTAAAGGATTCAATATATTTACAGGTTCACTTACTGCTGCTGTTATTACAGGATCTGACGGAACAGTTCCTGGTGCACAATTATCAGAATTTACTGATTATGATGGTGGTGCTAATGTAAAGTTCGTTGTATCAAAATCTAAATTTGGTGTAGGTGGTAATGCTGCTACAGCATCTGTATGGGTAAATTACCAATTACAGCCAACTGACCAATATAGAGGTGATTTTGAAGCAGGTAACTCAGAGCCTAACTCATATAATGATGAGACTAAGGACTGCTGCCCAGACCAAGTTATTCCAGAAATCAACATTCAGATGCAATCATCTGCTATCGTTGCTAAAACTAGAAAACTTAAAGCTGTTTGGACACCTGAGTTCGCTCAAGATCTTAACGCTTACCATGCACTAGATGCTGAAGCTGAATTAACTTCAATCTTAAGTGAGTACATTTCATTAGAAATTGACTTAGAAATCTTAAGTATGTTAATTGATTCTGCTGCTGCAGGAACAGAAAATTGGTCAGCTGTTAATAACCAATCAATCACTGGAACTGGTGCTGCAATAGTACAATCAGATCTAGGATTCTATAATAGCCAAGGACAATGGTTCCAAACTTTAGGAACTAAAATCCAAAAGTTAAGTAATATTATTCATCAGAAAACTCTTAGAGGTGGTGCTAACTTTATGGTAGTATCTCCAACAGTTGCTACTATCCTAGAATCAATTCCAGGATTTGCTAGTAATTCTGATGGTAGTGCTGATAAGATGACATATGCATTCGGAGTACAAAAAGTTGGTGCTCTTAATGATCGTCAGAAAGTTTACAAAAACCCTTACATGACTGCTAACACAATCCTTTTAGGATTTAGAGGTTCTCAGTTCCTTGAAAGTGGTGCTGTATTCGCTCCTTACATTCCGTTAATAATGACTCCACTTGTATACGATCCAGATACGTTCGTACCAAGAAAAGGTCTATTAACTAGATACGCTAAGAAAATGGTTAGACCAGAATTCTATGGTATCATTAATGTTGCTGGATTAAATACTTTATAATAAGTAGTTTAATACAGAGATAATTAAAGCCCGGTTTTTACCGGGCTTTTTTTATTCTTTGGTATTAAACAAATTAATTTAATATTTATAATAAAAATAACTTATGGCAACTTGTAACCCTACTGGTTCTTTAACAGTAATCATTAATGAAAGCATAGAATTACCTAATGGTAATATCGAAACTGCGATAAATAGAAAAGTAATCCCAGATGTTTGTCAGTTAGTAAGAAGAATAGATACAATTTCTTCAAAATGGGAAAATACAGGAGTTGAATTATTAAGATTTGTTGATGATGAATCATCACAAGTAGCAGGTTCATTCGTTAGAGATACCGTTAAATACATGAGATTTACAAATTTAGATGATGAAAACTACGTATCTATTTATCTAATTCAGGAGAGCCCGGATGCTCAAAAACCTAATACAACAAATTATGGTTCAGGTGATGAAGGTGTATTTAAATTAGACCCAGGTAAATCATTAATGTTTTCAAACGCACAATTTGATAGTACTAATTATTACGATTATGTAGTTGATGGTTATGTTGATTTACAATATTTTTCTAATTTTGCCTCAATATATGGTATAAAAGCAAAAGCAAATAACTCAGATGTAAGAATAGAATATCTTGTAGGTTCTTCTTAATATTTAATAAAAAAATAAAAATAAAATAAATGGCATTAACATTTAGAAGTGAAAAAGGTTCAGCTTTAACAATTACAGAATTAGATAACAATTTTAGATATTTTACTAGTTCTTTTGAAGTATCAGGATCAATTAGCGGTTCATTTAGTGGTTCATTTGAAGGAGATGGTAGTGGATTAACAGGAGTTATATCTGCGAGTTATGCAGAATCTGCTTCACATGAAATAATTAAAGAGATATCTTCTTCATATGCTGATGTTGCTGGTGGTTTAACAGAGCAACCTTCTATCTATGTTACTAATATAACAGCCTCGAATATTAGTGCAAGTGGTGATGTAATTGCTGACAATTTATATATCGAAGATGGAAGAATTTATGGTGATGAGGCATATAACAATTATATTCGATTTACTCCTTCATCAAGTTTATTTAAAATACAAACTAAAACCTTTATTAAATTTGATGGTACTAAAGCCCAAAGAGAGGTAACTGTCAATGAAGGTACTAATGATATTGATTTTGTAGTTAAAGGTGTGTCTAATAATCCTTTATTTCATGCTGATGCTAATGCGAATACAATAGGAACTAATGGTATAGGTACACCTTCAGCTGATTTCCATATTGGTGGT